TTTTATCGGCTTGCTTGCTTCTTGCCTCATAGAGATTTTGAGCAGAGAGTTTGGCATTCCTGGTCTTCTTAGCGTTGAGTTTTTCATCATTGCAGCGCTGAGTAACTTTGGCCATGAAAGCCTTGTACTGCTGGTCATCAAGTTTCTCGACGTTGTATTTCAATGCCTTGATGGTCTGCTTTGTGAGGTAACCGCGGTACTGATCAAAGTTAGTTTGCGCAAACTCTTCCGGATCCCTTTCTGCCAACTCTTCGAGGTTTCCCAGGACGGCAGGATCATCCTCAGTACAGGGGAACTTCTGATGCTCGATTGCCCGCTGAATTTTCTCGTATCCGACGCGGTCATTCGTCTTGATTGTTGACATGAGGGAGGCGGGAACTTCCTCACCGTTATCCAGGAACTGAAAGGCCTGATTGAGGTTGTCGTAGTTCGTCGCCTTCTCAAGGGCTTCCTGCTCTCTTTTGGCCCCATAAACCTTGTTTTTGACAGCGGCACGATACTTCTCAGGGACTGCATTGATGTTGTCTAAAAGCTCCCTGGCTTTGCCGTTGTCCTTTTTGAGGATTTCGTCCGTGTAACGGTTGACGATCGCACGGTCGGAAGCCATCTGCATCGCTGACTTTAATCTCAGCCCTGCTTTCGGACCCATCTCGGTTTTGTGCTGAGCAATGTAAGCCTTAGCCTGAGAGAGCTGGCCCGCATCGATCATATTGCTCACTCGGAGCTCGTGGATCGGCCCAAGAACTTTGATCATGTCAACAGGCGTGCCGTGAAAGTCTCCGATCTGCTGAGCAATAGAACGAGCCGCAACAAGTCCGGACTTTGCTGTTTCCGGATCGGCGTCTGCTGCCTGGTTAAGAGCAAGGCTCAGCTGATTTTTGAGAACTGCGTCTTTGTATTCGAGCTGTTGGCTCGTGACGTAGGTGTTGACCTGATCATTGAGCTTCAAGCTTGAGGCCTGATAAAGTCGATCAAAGGCGCTGCGGACTCGAGCGTTTCCAGCCTGCTCCCTCAGCTTCTCATAACGCTGTTTGAAGGCATCACTGACTTCATCATTTAGGCTTCTGCCATCAGGTCGTTCAAGGGCATTGACGCCTTTGAGTCTTTCGTATCCGTTCTCCGGATTAACTCTGAGGTCTATGCGTGCATGTTCAAGCTGAGTCGATAAGTCATCCAGGCGCGTCTTATCAATTTCCAGTTGCCACTTGTCATAAGCGGCCCTAAGATCTCCGGACAACTTATTCATGGCTTCGCCCGCATGTCGGACTGACATCGGGCTCTCTGGCGCAGTGATGATTTCAGATTGCATTCCGCCCGGCTGAGAGATCGCAACCGGGACGCCGTAGGGATTATCGACTGAAGGAAGTTTCATTGTTCCCATGTTTAGACTCCTGCTCCTCCGCTCATGCCGCCGGCGCCGTTCGTAAACAACTTGCCGATGCTTACGACGTTATCGAGATAACCGGATCCAGTTGATCCGGAGTTGGGATCCAGCGGATTGCCTTTTGCTCCGTTCGGATTCATGAGAATGCTCATGCCAGTGGCGACAGCAGACGCCCAGGGAGAGATGTTCTTGGCCTGGGCATTGAGAGCGATCGCATTGTTTGAGTAATTGACCGCCCTGCGCCGATAGCCAAAGGATTCAGCAACAGCGTTTGCAAGGATTTGATTGACCTGCATCTCTTTAGCGATGTCGTGAGAGGCCATCACTTCCGCAGTGTTACCGGTTCCGAGCGCTACACCGCTGGCCGCCTGTGCCACTCGAGTAGTGGCCTTTGTTTGTCCGGCACGAAAAGTAACCGCGGCAACTTTCTGCTGAGCTCTCTTTAAAACATCTTCGGCCGCTGTCCGGAAAGACTGCGCCTGCAGTTTTGAAATCTCACCTTGAATCTTGTAGAGCTGTTTCTGCTGCTTAGCCTGGCGGAAGGCAAGGATCGGAGCAACAATGCCGTTAACCGCATTGTGTCCCATTGAAAAGCCAAGGCCGAAACTGCCCAGACCGTTTGCCGCATCCGAAGTTATCTTAGAAAAACCAAACGAGGAACCCTGTCCCTCGTACAGAGGAACGTCAAGATCCTCGCCAGCATATTGATCGTACTTACCCATGTGCCGTTACCTCAATTTTTCTCTAAGGTAACGGCGAAGCTTCAATGTTTATGGACGTTAGGCCGAGAGATCACAGGTCAAGGCCAGCATTGTGACCGGCAGAGGATCGAGCTGTCTCAAACACACCTGGCCGCCTCGAGTCCACGTTGAATAAAGCTGAAGATCAATTTCATCAGACTTGAGCGCGGGAGGAGATCCGCAGGGCTCAATCGTTCGCTGCTTGTATTCAACAAGGTCGTTCTTGTCGAAGCTGGGGCCCGCGAAGATTCCGGAACTTCTATTGACACGCACCGTGATCTTGTAGACGTTCTTAACTCTTCCCATACCTCCGGACTGATCCTGGAGAATTACCGGAAGTGTTTTCACGTCCGACTGATACGGCAGACCGACCTGAACGACCGAGGCCTCGTGGTTGAGAGTGACCTTGCCATTTACAACCTTCTGCTGAGGCTGGACAGCTCCGTCAGCCAAAATGGAAACAGTCTTTCCTTCGAGCCAATCAATTCCGGAGATCGTAGTCGTAGGCGTCCCGTTGTATGTCGCGCCTGAGTCGACAAAGAATGCATCAGCCAAGCTCTTGAAGTTTCGGGTTCTCATGCGCTCAACATAGCGTTTCTGACTTCCGTTGATTGTTCTTCTGATCACACAATAAAGAGCATCCTCCACGCCTTCTGAAACAGCGCAGCAGGATTCAAAAACTCCGTCTGTGTTGTGACGGTGCCAGGAGCCCACTTGTTGCTCAGGAATGTACGTGAGCCCGAGCAGGTTTCCATCAGAGGAGACAAACCACATGATGGGGTACGGAGCTTTTTGTGCCGTGGCGTCCACGATAGTCTTGAAGTCAAAGAGGTGGTGACTTCTCAAACAAAGATCTCCGGACACAAAACCGCCTGCCTGATACTGATAGGCGAGCTCTCTGACATGGCCGTCACGGGCAGAAGCGAAGATCAGATTGTTGTTGTAAACGAGCGGCCTGACTGTCGTGGCCCCGTTGTAGCTCTGAGGTCGGGCAGAAATAGAAGACGGAGTGATCGCGTCTGAGTTCTGGGGACTGATACGAATCTCAGAGCCCGTTGTCAGAAGGATCAGGTGAGACAGCGGAGAAATGTGCAGAATCTTATTGAACTCTGTAGCCGCAATTCTAAAGTTGATGCGGTCATCGTCTTTAGACGGCAGGGAGTACGTCATATCACTCTCTGTTCCGGACCGAGTGGCAACAACACGCTGAGGATCGGTCTTAAAACCTGCAAACCATCGGCGCTGTTCAAAGTAACCTACAGCGCTCGGATAATTTCCGGAAGAGACAACTGAGTCATATCGGCGAGGCGTGATGTCCGTCTTCGGAGCAATGTTGTCATCAATGATGGACGTGGTTTCCGAGTCTCCTAGGTAACCATAGATGCCGCCTTGATTCTTGTAGAAGCGGTAGTAACTTGCTCCGGACACGGTCGAGCATGAGATTTTGATTGTCGTACCTGTGGCATAGAGGTTGGCGGTACAAGAGACTGCTGCACTCGGTTCGCTTTCGATTGTCTTATCAGCATTGAGGCAGGAGACTTTATATTGGAACGTGTACTTGTCGGCGTTCTTATCCTCGTTGCCCGTAGTCGTTTCTCTGACAGCGGTCACGTTTGTGGGCGTGGCCAAAGTTGAAGAGAAGCTGATCGTCGCCAGTCGCCAATCGGTGTTGGAATACCTCCGGATCTCCGTCGGAGCGTAATCCTCATGCGTCACGGTGATGATGTCATTTGACTGCACATACTCAAGTTCAAAGAGATCATCTTCATCCCATGGCGTTGTGATTTCGTATGGCTGATTGCCGTTCATCAACGTTGCGCCGAAGGAATGGAATCTGGCGTATTTGTGCCCCAGCTCGATGACGAAGGTTTGCTGAGCGTTAAAGATAAACGGAATCAGCCGCACCTTCTTGCTTGAGTCTTTGACCTCACGCACAAACTCAAAGCCGGGTCTGTTTTCAATCGGGCCCTGGGGACGGCAGAGAAAATTCAGGCACGTCTCAAGGCCTGTCTGATACTTTGTATCGTCTGTTCGCCCAAACATTTCCGGAGAAATTTCACCGCCGGCAAAAGAGCGCTGAAGGACTTTAGTTGAGCCACTCATGTCCGTCCCTCCCCCAGCCACCGTAGTCACCGATAAAGTCAGGCTTATAGCTCAGATGATCTCTGTCCTGAACCGCATCCTGAGCCTGTGCTTTTAACAGTCTATCTTCGTAAAACCGCATCATCTCAGCCGCCATCTGCACACCCGTCATCCCCGGAACAACAGTGCCCGCAAGATTAGAGGCAAGGAGAAAAGCCAAGGCGTCAGAAAATACATCAGAGAACTTTTCAGGCTTAACCTCCGTGGTGATATACCTAATCCATATACGCTTCTGCTCTGCCACCAAACAGACTTGTCCGTTGATCAGCTCTCGGACGTAATGAAGAGTCTGTCGAGTTGCGTTTCCATTTTCGTCAACCGGATAGGCATAAATGATCTTCACACAGTCCGCAGGAATCGGAAATGCATAGCCGCCTCCGATAGGCTCTACTGTCAAACGTGCAAGCTCTTTGCGCGTTGTGGCAAAGCTCCAGTTATAGGTGGCAAGGATAGTTTTTAAGGCAATGGGATAAAAGCGTCTGCAATGATCGGCCTGAGCGCTTCCCTCAGGCGGATCGATAGAAGTCACTGTCGCTCTGTCCCCCAGCCTCGAGAGAGCGATATTGCAGATGTCGACAACTGAAGACATTTTTGCTCCTAAAAAAGAGGGGGCACATGGCCCCCAAAATGCTCGCTAGGAATAATCCTGTTTACTCGGCTGCATAGTCACCGATGCGCTTGCCCTTCGGAGAGGATGCGCAAAGGGAGATGCCTGCTGTTACCTTGCAGCTCATTGCAGTGCCGGTAAAGGACAGCTTGAGGTAACGCGGACAGCCTTGCGGCAGTTTGATTGCCGTATCTGTACCGTAAGCCGTTGCTACGGTATCAGTCACAGAAGTGCTGGCAGAACCGCCGAGAACCTCGATAGAGGTCGGCAGAGCGGAGCCAGAAACACTCAAGATGACGTAGAGTTCACCTTCAGAAACTCCGGCTTTATTCAGGTCAAGAGTGTTCGTTGATGTTCCGGAAGTCCCGGAGAGGGACTGGCCGTCACTGAACATAAGCTTGGAATCGAATCTCATCTTTTTCTCCTATTACGAAACAAGATCTTCAGTGAGGCTGATGGAATCAGACACTTCGATCGGAATGTCGAAGAACATGGTCTTGAACTGTTCGGCGGCCTCAACAACTTTGAGAACGTTTGTGCTCTTGGCGTAAGCGGCAAGTTCAAGAGCGGTATGCACTTCTTCAGCACAGAAAAGGTGAAGATTTGTGCGAAGGTCTGACGGGATACGGTTCTTTGCAACGATCAGTTTCTTGATCAGATCTTCGGAACCCATGTCGACAGCACCGTCGGAGATCGGGATGTTGCAGACACGGACCACACCGCGCCAGTCGTTAAGCGCGGCACCTGCCTGCCACTTGTAGTGGTCGCGATAGACTTCATACATGGAGCCGTCGGAGTTCATGTGAGTGCACTGGCCCTTGTCGGTGTGCTGTAAACCGATCTTGGATCCCTTCGGATAGATGCCGAAGAACTGATCCATCGACACAATAAAGATCGAAGTGACTTTCTTGGTCGTAGCTCCGGTACTCACAGCCTTAATGACATTGCGAGAGGACGGAGTTGTAGAGCTCGTGTCGTTATAACGAGCGGCAAGGCCCATGAACTTGTCCGGCTCGGCATCGATATCACCATAGAACATTGTCTTTGCCATATCGTTGCCCATACCGGCAAAGAACGGTTTCTGCTCAGACAGGCGCCAGGCTGCTGTGTTGCCGTTTACGTCAGCCAAGTCTTTATCGACTTCAGCGTACATTTCAACGTTTCCGCAGGTATCGGTGACCTGAGCGGTCGTGGATTTCTGCGGCTGAACGCCCTGATAAAGGCGGCGCCAAGTCGGTTCAGGGATGCCAGTTCGGATGGCATGAAGGTAGCCATCCGTCTTGTTGCACTCTTTCCATCTGAGGAGTTTGAGAATCGGGTCTCGTTTAGACAAGACTTCAGCGATCGGAATAATCTCACCTTTCGGGTCAAGTCTCGATGCGAGGTCAACCAGTGTTGGATATTCAGCAGCCATCGTAATTACTCCTAAAAATTAGTTCATCTTTGAGTTAGGGAAAAAAGCCCGGGCGCGCTCGGCTGTTGAGAGTTCACCCGACCTGCCGCCCTTTACGACGGCATCATCGCTGAGTGCCTGCTGAGCGGCAAGGCACCCTTTAATGAATCCTGCATGACGATTGAGGCCGACAGACTCGAAGAACTGGCGAGTCTCAGCGTCAAAGAACTTTGCGTAAAAGCGGCTTGCGCTCTTAAGGTTGGCCGCATAGTTCGCACCGCCAATTTGAGGGTCAGCCTTGGCTTCAGCAGTCAGGGCCTGCTTGACTTGAGCAGACTGTTCCTCCGCACGCTTTGCCAAAACAGAGGTCATATTTGTGACCAGTTTCGAGTAAGCGGCCTGAGAAAGATTCAGGTCCTTGCATTCTTTCTTGAACGCCTCAATCGCTCCTTCATCGAGCTGAATGCCTTCCGGAAGTTCAATGCCTGTTTCGTCGTAACCTTTCTCTGGCGCGCCTAAAACGTCGTTGCCTTCCTTCTTTTCGGCTTCCTCTTTAGATTCGCCTTCTTCCTCGTCTGCGCCCATGCCTTCAGGTTCTTCGTCCTTAGGTTGAGGAGCTTCAGCGGAGGTTTCGGGCTGTGCCGGAGGTGTCGCCTCCTGATGTGCCGGAGTAGGATCTGCAGGAGGAACGTTGCCTTCAGTTGCGGCAGCGCCTGCTTCATTGACGGTGGTTTCAGCGGTATCAGCCATTTAGTTTTTCGTTCTCCATTCTGCGAACCAGCTCGAGATTGATGCCCTTGAGTCGATTCAATATTTGCAAACCTATGTCGCGCCTAGCAGAAGCTATTGTCATCAGCGTCATGTCCTGAGACGTGACCGAGCTGTCGACGGCCGTCATGTCGAGAATCCATTGAAAGACCCTTCGGCCTTCGACTGTCTCAAGAGTTTTCTTGATGGCAATCTCCAGCTCCTTGAGTTTTTGTTTCTCTGCCTTTTCAGCCAGCTCCCGCTGTTCGATTTCGAGAAGCGGATCATCTATGTCTGTCATTGTCATTTAGGGCCCTTTAGGTTTATGGACGCTTACTGCGCTCCCTCTTCAGAGAAAGCTTCCTGCAGGCCCTGAGAGTCAGCTGCCTGCCCTAGATCTTTGAGGCTTGTCATTGCCTGCTGAAGTTGTGCGGCCTGCATCTGCGCCTGCTGTTGCTCGGCCCTTTGCTGGCGAATAAGGGCAACCTTCTGTCCTGTCACAATCAAGGACGGCGGAACACCGTTCATGTCTGCAAGCTGATCGATCGTTGCATCCACATCGAGCTTGTCCACGGCCTGGGGATTGATCTGAGCGAGAAGGCCAATCTGTTGAGCCGTTCTCACAATGCCGTTGGCCGATGCGTTCTTCTGAGCTTCTGCCAGAACAGAGACGTACTCGATCGAAAGTTCTCTGCCGTAGAGTTCTTCCGGAACTTCCGGGAGCATGTTGTACTCAACCATGAAGCCAAAGGCATTTGTTACAAGCGGGTCAAGAAGCTCGGTGTGCAGGCGCTCCAACACAGGCCCGAGCATCATCACTTTTTCCTGCTCGAGGGCCTGAACTTCTGTCGCAGTGCGGTCGGTTTGATTGGCAGTTGCCGCGATCATCTGAAACACGTTGACGAAGAAGATGCGCTGAATGTCCTGCCGGGTAGATTGAATCAGGGCCAGCATTGCCTGCGGATCGGTGTGCACTTCCCACATAGAGCGGATGATCGGAGCTTCCTGCGGGTTGACGGCCACGCGGCCGCCAGGCTTGAACTGGCTCAGTTGATCTTTAAGCGTGGACGGGTAGAGAATCGGCGGCCTTGTTCCGTAATCCACAAGCTCCGCGAGTCTCAGGTGCAATCTCTGTAAGGACTTCTGAGCGCTCAAAGCCTTGGCGCCGGGTCCGCGGCCATAAACCGAACCGCCGGAGGTCATCCAGCGCGGGCACAGTGCCGGAAAGTTTCTAAAGCCGGATTCCGAGAGAACTTTGTCCTGCACTCCTTCCTGAAAATAAACAGACTGCCAGGGCATATTCTTGTTGTCACGTTTATCCGGATTACGTTCAATTCGAGGTTCAATCGCGTGAATCACATTGAAGCGGGCAAAGGGATCTTTCTCAAATGCCTGCCGAACATCATTGTTTACGACTTCAAAACCCCATTGCTGGACCATTTGTTTAGCAGTGAGAGAAAGGCGCCGATACATCGTATCGACCTTTCCGTAATCATCTTCAGCCAGCCAGTACTCCCCGATTGTGAGATTCTGCAGGGAGATGAGCTGTTCCGGATGAGGCTTAACGATCGTGCATGCAGTACCAAATACAGGAAGCTCTAAATAGCTCTGGTGAAGCGCGTTGTAGCATTCGGCCTTTGAGAAGTAGAGAAGCAGAAGGTCTTGAACTTTCGTCATCCACTCTTTGACAGCGGGATTCTTGTCGAGGTCAGGATCCATTGTGGTCAGACGCAGCCAGGGCCTTGAAGGAGACGAGACGCCGCCGAGCAAACCAGCGGCCAAAACATCCGCGCAGTCAATTGCTTCAGCATCGAGGATCTTGCGATAACGCTTTGAGCCCTGAGTTGCATCTTCACCTGAGAAGCATCCTAAGTCCGGAAGACAGTAGTCGCGAATATCGCGCCACAGATCCTCCCAGGAACTGCGCTCCTGTTTGAGGCTCTCGAAGCGCTGATTGATAAGCTTGATGTCTGCGGGCATAACTATCCCCCGATAAGCTGTTTCTTCTGCAGTTTGAAGCGTTCATCCTGCGCCGCTTCACTTGCCAGAACCGTTTCACTCATTCCTTCCGGAGTGTCATCAACAACCGTGTCTCCGACATTTGCATGCTTTTTGTTTGCCATGTTGGCGTTCTGAGACTGCTGCTCTTCAGCCTGTGCCTGCTGACGTGCGGCTTGAGCCTGAGCCTTTCGAGCCTGATCCTTCTTGTTCTGCATGTGGTTGTAGGCTCCCGCAGTGACAACGTTGGCGGCCGCCTTCACAACGGGTTTGACCACCTTGCCCACAGCGTGGACCACAGACGATACTGCTCCCATGATCAGCCTCCGAGTAAAGAGGAACCGGTGCCAAGCGCGCCAGGGTTCAGGGGAGCCGCATTGCCGTTTGTCAGAAGCGTGGATCCCAATCCGTTGTCAATCGTGTTGTCTGCCAAAAGACCGTCAAGATCGGCCTGCTTGCGGTTTGCTTTGTTGCGGGCCTGATCTTCTTCCTGAGCCAAGGCCTGCTGCTGAGCAAGCTGTTCTTTGGCGGCCGATGTTTGACGATCCCCGGTACGTTTCTGCTCATAAGCGCTCAACCCCGAAGTCACGGCACCCACTAATGTGCCCGCGATAACTGCTGCAGTCATTCCCATGATCAAAGTTCCTTAAAAAATAAAAGATGCTTTCTGCCCTGCACTCTCTTTGCGAGTGCCTTAGCCAGAGGAGAATCCTCGGGCACGTCCCATAGGAAAAACTTGGCGCCTGCCTCGATTGCTTTACGTTCTGCCAGCACTGCCAAGCGGCCGCCGATTGAAGTATTGCGATATTCCGGCGACAGATAGATCGCATCGTTTTGTGCGAAGACTTCGTCGCTGTGCTGGTGCGTAAAGACAAAGACAGAAGCAAACCCGACGGGCTTACCTTGGTCTTCAACAATGAGGCCGAAGGAGTCTGTGCCTTCGCTTAAGATTCGGTAGATCGAACGATCCGGAACTGCCCTGCGGTTAGGCAAGCCTGCCTCCGACATTGCCGAGTCAATAAGCTCACGGCAACGGTCAATGATTTCAACTAAGGACGCGTCAATGATTTTCATGAGCCCATTGTCTAGGCTCAGGCGCAGGGTTTATGGACGGTGTTATGAGTTCCAATACTCGGATTCAAAGGCTTCCTGGGGATCGTAGGAATCATTCACGCCGTAGATGGCGCGCTCCATACTTCGGGAAAGTTTAGGAGCCACGGGAGCGGCAAAGGTCAGAGCCAAAGCGTCTGCTAAGTCCGGAGATCGTCCGATGCGTTCCTTGAGTTTGTCTTTGGCCTCGAGAATCTTAGGGCCTTTGGGTGTGTAGCCATAAGTCGGAGCGCCCAAGTCACCCTGCAGAACGGGATCCGGAGGAATCGCACCGCCTTGCTTAATCCATTGGGCCATGTGCCACCACATCTCCATGCGGCGGTTTGCGAACTGCTCTTTGTCGATGGCCTGTGCTCCGAAAGGAACCTCCACGACATCAAACCGCATCTGGCGAAGTCTGTCGATCACACCTTGCCCGGCGCCTGAGTCAATGAATACGGCCTCGGGTTTTTCTTTGGCCATTTCTACCGCAATGCGATCAGCCAATGCCATGTTGTCAAACTTCCGGATAACAATCGGCTCAAAGGCAACGAGTCCTCTGCGCTTAAAGATGACCGAGGCATCGGATCCGAAGCGGGCAACGTCAATGCCATAAATGAGCGGAGCGCCCATGTATTCGCTCTCTCGATAGAACTTATTGGCCGCGGCCCGAATATCGTCAATCGGAATAAGACCATTGTCCTGAGCGGCAGAGAAGTCACAGAGAAACTCTTGCCGGAACTCGTTCTCAGACATTTCGACCTTGAGCGCCGCCAGTTCCTTTTCATCAATGACATGGGTTTGCTCAACGGAATAAAGCATTGCACTCCAATCCGGATCACCTTTGCTCATGAGGTTCAAAGCCTGATCGTAGATCTGCGAGAAGAGGTTGATGCCTTTAGGCGTTCCGATAAAAGCGGCCCACCCTTTTCTGTCAGCCAGTGCCGGTCGAATCACTTCTCCCCAGAGCGTGGGTTTAATCTGCGCAACCTCGTCGATCACAACTCCGTCAAAGTACATACCTCTCAAAGCATCCGGATTATCAGCACCGAAGATTCGGATCGTTGCGCCGTTTGGCAAAAGGATCGAGAGCTTTTGTTCGTTGATCGAGATTGCAGGTATTTGCGACGTGTAATGCTTCAGGTATCCCCAAGCGATCTGCTCGGCCTGATTACGGAATGGAGCAAGGTAGGCGTACATGCCGCGCTCTTTGCGGTCTGTAATGGCCCGCTTGATGAGGTGATTCACAGACAGAACGGTCTTGCCTAAGCGTCGGTGAGCAACCAGAACGCAGAATCGATGTGTCTCGAGCTGTTTGTGAATCTCGTCCTGGGGAAAGCGGGGACGGTAAGGAATCACGACTTTCATTCTTCCGTCTCCGTCTGCTTCTTGCCGTCATCCCAAACAAACTCGATCTTGCCTTCTAACTTGCTCTCGTTGTCTTTCGAGTAGGCGCCTAAGTGTTTGCCGAGCATGTCATAAGCCTTAAGCAGAGACGGTGCATCCTTGAGGCCCATGATCACTTCGCCGTCTTCGTTCTGATAAACGGGGATTTTCTCAGACAAAGTTTCTCGGATCTCCAGGAGCTCTTCCCGCCACTTCTGCACTGTGTATCCGGTCTTTTCTTCCATGATTTTTCGCCTCCTATCAAGCTCTGAAATGACTAAAGGATTTTTAAGGAGTTGAGATCCTTGAATCGCCGCTGTTTTTGCCGAATATCCAGCGATTTTTGCCGCATCAGTTGCAGTTTTACCCTTCATATATTCATTGATGAACTTAAGCTGCATGCTGGAGAGTTTTTTCTTTCTGTCTTTTTTCACTTCTGTCTCCGATATGCGTGCGGAATCTTTCCCCGGATCAATCCCGTGCAAATGGCAAAGACGGTGCTTCGAGGCATTTCCATCATCCGGGCAATTTGCCGATAACTGAATGCCTCGCCGCGCAACTGCAGGACAAGATCAACTTCCCTGTCGGTGTATTTCGCATGAGGCGAATCCTCACCGATCGGCACACCCAATCGAGACACGGCAATCATGCGTTTATCGGAAAAAGAATTCGGGGAACTCACGCTTCACCAGAATGATTGCTTTATCGATAACTTGCCGGCGCCGCATTGACTCAGGCGGCAGGGCCTTTGCTTCTGCGGCGGCTGACTGCAGAAACTCTGCAGCCCTTCTTGGCAGAAGAGTTGCGGTTCCTAAGGGAGCCTTCGGGTTGGTTTGTTCTTCATTCTTTCGGGGCATCGCTAAAACTCCTGATAAGTCCACCCCTTACCACGCTCCGGATAAACAACGAGCATGCGGAAAGGGTACTCAGTCGCGCAGACCTTTGTCTTCACTTTCGCGTCGTCTGCGAAGAACTTGGGCGATCCCTTAACCTCATGCAGTTCGAGCTGATCTTCAGCCGTAAGCACAAGAAAATCGGGGTTATACCAACAAGTATCCGCGGCGATTTTGAGCTTTATGGACTCGAACCAGTAGGCCTTGATCCTGCCTGCGATACGTTCGGATTCTAGGTAGGCGGCATAAGCTTTCTCTGTCTCGTTCATCTGCCCGGCTTTCATTCGGCCCTTGGCAAACCCGTTCTTTTTGCCTCCGACAAAACCACTGATCTTCTTCAGGACAATGGGGCCGGCTTTGGTTTTTGTTTTGGCCAGCAGTTCCCTGTATGCAGGATCATCGGTGCTTTTGAATCTCATCATTGACATGATTGTTGTTCCCTCCTGGGTTTGGTTGTTATTTGAATTGGGTTGGCATGACAGCGCGACGATTCCCGGAAAAGATGTCTCGAAGTGTCCGGACAGGTATGTCCATCTTGCGTGAAATCTCCCGCAGAGAAAGACCTGCCAGCCTAAGGTCAAAGCAGTGAATCAACTCAACATCCGTGTACTTAGCATGCGGACTGGATTCACCTACCCGGGCAGACCTATCTGAGAGAGAAACCGTGGAAGGCTTAACGCTGAGATCTGAAAAACTCCGGATATTGGCTCTTAGCTCAAGCAATTGCTTCCTGTACTCACAGCTCTCGTCGTACCTTGCCTTCTCTCTTTCGAGGCCGGACGCTGTCTCGGAGAATCCTTTGAGCTTCCTTGGGCAGTAGGGAATGGAATCTCCGAACAGATCCGCCTGGCGATTCGTCAATGTCATTCATCATCTATTCCCGCAATTGATCTTTAGAAACCGTCTGAGACTCCAGCTCTCGAAAAATCTCCGACAAGCTTTGCATCGAGTTGCGAATGTCTTTCTGGGTAAGACTTAGGAAAACAATCGCTATAGATAAAAAAATCTGAGTGACTGCAATAACAATCAAAGTAACTTCCATTTCTTTTCTCCATCGGTTGAATGTTGTTTAAACAGCCGTCTAGCGTCTCTGAGCGATTAACTCAGCGTGGACGCGGTATCTATCAAATTGCGAGAAAAACGCTCTCCTGCGTTCAATACGCTCGTCTGTGTCACGTTCAAAAACCGAGCACCTTGTGAATGAGATTGGGTAGCACTCGATGCCGGCGCCTTTGTTCGGATGGTGGCAGAAGATGTTCATGTCTCCGAAAGAAGCCTTAGGCGGCCGCCGGACATTTCCTGCTGGATCGATCCAGTAGCTCTCGGCAAACTTGCAGTACAGACAGCAACCGGTCATGGCCTTCTCCTTTTTAACCGATCGGTTAATTTGGTTTCCTTACTGATCTGAAGAGCTGCCCTCACCAGCAACCCAAACAGCACCAGATTGATAAACACCACCGGCGCCAGCACAATCATCAAAAGCGTCCATGCAGAATCAGACATACCCCAGCCTCCTAAAAGTAAGCTTCGTCATCCTGTTGCTTCTGGATGGCGTTGCGTTTGAGTTGTTTCACATAAGCCGAGAGCGGAGACAGTTGCTCAACCGTTTTCTCCTTCAGGCTTTCTTCCGAGTTTTCAAGCATGTAGGGCTTAACTACCTGGTTCCGCACCCAACGTTTGATCCTGTTTCCGAGGTCATAGGCCGATTCATCTCTGTAATACGTCTTTCCCTCAACTTGGCAGCTAGGGATGTTTGTCTTCGGAGCCAGTTCTGGAATGCCTATTGCGTTGAAATACTCGGTTAGGTTTTGGATGACATGCGGGTGGTTGTAGGTCGAGTTGTAATCGTCGATCAGCCGCCAGTCCCTAAGGAGACGTTCTGCGAGGTCAATAAGATCCTTGAAGCGATGAAGACCGGCCGTCACCGTCGGAAAATATTTGCCTTGAACGCCTTCGTGGAATTCACAAACAGTGACGCCTTGGGTCAGCTGGCCGCAAAAAACCGTACAAGGGCATCCGTTGGCTCTGCAGGGTTGTTCAAAAACTTTCGGTGATAGCTTTTTTGGAGTTTTCTTCCCTTCCGGACTGCTGTCAAAGTCCACATCTCTCATGCTGTAGTTATTTGACATGGTATTTCCCCTCAATGATTTTCGTCAGGTTTTTCGGTTTGATGATCCATTCCAAGTCGGGCCTCCAGGTGTGTCCTTCCTTCTGAGGTGTTTCACCTGTGAGGAAACGCGATCGCCTTATGTATCCGAACAGCCTCTTAAACCAGCCAAGGCCTTCCTCTTCGGACTGATAGCCCTTGTCATTAACCAGCGTCCGCCAGCGAGCCGCTAACGTTTTTCTTCTATCCTCTGACCAGATCCGGACTGTCGGCAGCATTGGCAGACATTCGTGGTACAAGGCGATGATCTTTTCGTGCGGACAATGAGAACCTATCTGTGCCGACCGTTGTTTGGGAGTGAGTTCTTCTTTTGGTTCGGTGAGGTTGAATTTCTCACTTTCATTCACGGCATCTTTCTGTGCGTCTGGAGAGCCGGGATCGGCTCTACGGACAAAAGAAGTATTAATAGGTTCCTTTATAGGTTCATTAATAGGTTCGTGCTTCAGTTCTGAAGTAGGTAGGTGCTTCAGTTCTGAAGTAGGTGGTGCTTCAGTATTGAAGGTACTTAAGTTCTGAAGGTGCTTCACTTCTGAAGGTACTTCAGTATTGAATGTGGTGATGTTTAATCCGTACTGGTTACTCTTGCCAACCTTTGAAAAAATCTGAATCAGCCCTTTCTTTTGCAACGACATCAATTTTGCAGTGAGCGTGTTGCTGTTTCCAATCCTGGATTTTTTCATCAGTGCTTCTCTAGACGGATTGCACCGACCTGTTTTGTCGTTGTGATAATCCGCGAGCACGACAAGGAGTAAGGCTTCTCTGGGATCTTCCAAAGAATCCTGCGACAATGCCCAGCGGATCGCAGTAAAGCTCATTCTCGCCTCTCATTTGAAAATATCGGGGCGAAGTTCTTTTCTGCTCACTATCCCGTTAGTGGCCTTTTCTATTGCTACACAAAGATTTATTGGTGGCAAACGACGACCGGCCTTAATAGCTGAAAGGTTAGATTGATATAAACCCGGGACTTTCTTTGCTAAAGCGGCGGCTGCTCCACGCTTGAGTTTTAAATAAGTAGGCAAATCCATAGTTTTATCTCCGTGATAAGGATAATAGCATATCACTGTGATAATAACCAACTTATCAATGTGATAAATTTAGACAAAGGAGACTTAACTATGGCTGATGTATATGAGATCCGACACGCAAACCTCTTGAGACTAGTGGAGGAATATGGATCAATCGCTGAAATAAATGAGGCCATGGGGCGCAAACGCAATGATGCAGCCCTGTTTATTGTCAAAAACAAAGCTATCGGCAGCCGTGGCAAACCAAGACAAATCGGAACCACCCTGGCGAGAGCAATTGAGAAAGGCTTGAATCTTCAGGACGGGTGGATGGATACAAACCATTCAGGAGAACCGGAAGAAGACAAGAATCTAATCACTCTCGACAAACTCAATGTTGAGGCTGGCTGCGATTCAACTGGTGGTCCTGTTTGTACTGATGTCGCAGTCGTTGAACGAATTCAAGTCAGCCTGGAATGGTTCAAACAGAATATCTCTAGATACAGAACCACAGGACACGAACTGGTCACTGCTCGCGGAGACTCCATGGAACCGACAATCAATTCTGGTGACATCGTTGTGGTGGACGTGAAAGACACTGATGTAACCCAGGAGGGAATTTTCTGCCTCAACTATGGTGGCGGCGTGACCATCAAAAGAATCCAAGTGCTCCCGTTTGGCGTTGAGTTCATTTCAGACAACAAACTCTATAACCCGTTTGTGCTCAAGGGTCAGGAATTAGAAGCAATAAAAATTATTGGCCGCGTTGTGACGGCACTTTGTGTTAAGCGCTTCCCGAGGGGGATCTAAGCAAGAACCAACCGTATCGCTTAGAGTTTAATAACTTAGGAGCCTCTATTATGAGCGTAAGTCTATTGCATAAAGTTGTTGTTCACCCCATGTTTATTGGGATAGTCGGTTGTGTCCTTTTAATTCTTTCCCGAAGATTTGAAGAAAGAAAGTTCCTAAGTATCAATTGGTTTCCGCTTAGTTTGATAGGAATGTTATTAACTGGCTACTTATTTTTGGCAATAGCCGCGGCTTTTACAACCAATGTGATCTGGTTGTTCATTTGCTTTGCTGTTTTGTTTCTAGCCTTGGTAAGCACAGGGCAGACACTTATAATCGGGATTCTGTTTGTTGTGCTTAATATAACTTTCTTCTTTAACCATCAATTAATATCTTTCATGTTTCCTCGATAAAAGGTAAAGAAGTTGTTAACTCAATGAACAAATAATGCTATCTCAACTTTTTTTGCTGAGATAACAGTAATCAATTTGCAATACAATAAAAATAGTATCGATTATTTCTTCTATTGACGTTAATTCGATTAGCAAATAGTCTAGTTAACATCAAATAAGTGAATCTCGGTTCATTCACTGGAGTGCCTGACATGACGAAAAAATTAAACAATCGCGATTCAAAAGAAGTCAGAGATTTTAATAAAAAAGTATTTGATTTTTTTGAAAAAAACTCAATTGATACAAAGAGGTCTACCAACTTAGAAAAATACCCAAGCGGTCTTATTGATTCCTTTAAACCTTACATGCAAAATTCCGGCATTAGTTTCAAAGCCTGTTCTTCTCTATCCAATAAAGGGAGTTGGTAATGGGCGGATGGTCAGAACTTTTAAAAGAGGTTAACGGAGGAGAATCGAGACTTGATGCTCTCCGGAAAAAATACTTAAAGGCCATTTCAAATCACACGAAGAGAAACGTAATTGCCTTTTATTCTGGATGGCTACAAGTTCCAGAATTGCCTCCTTATTACAGTTCTATTAACGACAGTGATAAAACCGGTCTAATGAACTGCTGCAAGGGAGCTGATAAAACTAAAGGATTAGATCTTATTCTTCATACTCCAGGCGGAGATCTTGCCGCTACGGAGTCAATTATTGACTACTTGCATTCTTTTTATAAAGGAGATATTAGGGCCTTTGTTCCTCAGATAGCAATGTCTGGAGGCACACTAATAGCAACGTCCTGTAAAGAAATCTGGATGGGACGTCAATCTTCCATTGGTCCAGTCGATCCTCAATTCGGCCCCTTGGCTGCCATTGGACTGCTTGATGAATTTGAAATGATTTCGCAAGAAATAAAAGAAGATCCTACGAAACTCGCAGTGTGGAGGCCAATTCTTGAAAAGTTAGGGCCAACCGACATCATTAGGTGTCGCCGAACTGTTGAGTGGTCTCAAGAAATATTAGAAACAAATCTTCTCAGAGGAATGTTGCAAGGCATGCCTGAGAGGCTCCAAAAAGAAAAAATCAAAAAGATCTCTGATTTGCTAGGTCAGCAAAAAAATTCAAAAGCGCACACACGGCATATCAATGCTGATAAGGCGGAAGATTGTGGACTAACTATAAAACGGCTAGAAAGTGACAATTCTTTGCAGGATAAGATCCTTTCTTTTCACCATTTAATGTGTATTACCTTTGATTCGTTAAAAGTCGCAAAAATAATCGCGAATGACACTGGAGCAGTTTATTACTTGAGACCAAACACAGAAAAACCTTAATAACAATCGCTCCTAATGTGGCCGCCTTCGAGCGGCTTTTTTGTTGCCTAAAAAATACATATCGGGTTATCTCTTATCTCCGAGATAATAAAATTATTATCACCGTGCTTGCTTAAAAGCTATCACGGTGATAATATTTCTACATCAATCAATCGTTCTTTAAAAGTCCTTCTGAAGATTGTCAGGAAGGAAAAGCTCCTAAAGCTGAGTAAACCGAAAAGCCAGGGAGCAACCAGGCGGCAAGTGAATTGCGCCTAAGCATGGGGATCGAAAGTGAACCAGCGGCAGAGAGAATGCTGAAAGTGTCAAACGTTAAAGTCGTGTAGCACCGGTAGGGGCCGTTCAGCAAAGACAGTTCGCAAACAAAAGCGTCTTCCTCATTACCTCTTGAGATGGGAGGGCGCTTCTGTTTCTTACAGGAGAGAAAAAATGCTTTTAAAAGTTAAGCGCGTGATTCCTCAAGCTTATGAGATTTATTACAAGGGTCAAAACATCGTCAGTCTGGTCAGACCTAAAAGAAATGACTGGCGTTTTTCCGGATTCTTTATGAAAGAACAAGACAAGGTAAACGACTTGTTATTGGCAAACGTTTTCGGTCTGAGTTTCCGGACAAAAAGACGAGCGCTCATCGAGCTAGAGGTCATTTTTGCAAGATTTGAATCGCTGCTAGCAGAGTCAATAAGTTGAGTTGTTAAATGAACAAAGAAATCTCTATCCTTTCGCAAACATACAAGGCGCTCAGCAACGCGGCTCCTCCTCAGAACGAGACAGCCGCACGCGAGTTTTACGAAGGTCTGAAAGCTCTTGAGTACGCAGTCTGGTGCCTAGAAAACTCTCAGGAAGTTGCTATGGGTTCACCCAAACAGGTGATACGAATCTTCCCAGAGTTTTATATTGTGGAGCGGTCTGAGGAGGTACATACTTTCCTTCAAGAATTCGGACATTGGTTATCTCAGGAACCTCGAAGTACTTAAGAGAATGAGGCTCTCCGGAAAGGCTCCCTCCCTCAGTCTGCAAGCCCATCAATTTGTTTTTGCCAAGGATGTATGGCGATACAACCCGATACTGTCCATGGTAAATAAAAGACACTGCCTTTCGTTCTTTCAACGCTTCAAGCAAAGTTTCATAAGCAAACATCTTTTCCTCCATTGGTTAATTGAGTGTTGACAAATTAATTATCCCGCGGAGGTGGCAGCTCGGAAAGACGAGCACTTCTTGCCTCTCGCTGTTTACCCATTTGAAACTTTTCGATAGCAAGGAAAAAATATGCTCCGTTATAATTGCGTTAAGGAGGTGCCGAGTGGTCGAGAATATTAAAAAACTGCTGCCATATGCGAACGTCACAAAGACGTGGCTTGTGAACTTATCCGTGGGCGCGTTGGCAATCGGTTTGTTTCAAGACAATTGGCTTGGAATACCGGCAGGACTTTTATGTTTCCTCCTGGCTTTGTGTTTGGTTTATCTCGAAGAGAGGTACTTGAAATGAATGTATGGATTGCAACAATGATTCTGGCCTTGGTTGTGTTCTGCGTGATGGCTGGATCAATTCTCTACTTTGCACACAAAGGCTAACTAGCTGTTAGAAATTTTCGAATAACTCAAAAGCTCGCTTCGGCGGGCTTTTTTGTTGCCCTCAACTATTAAGAAAAACTTGATAGTTCAGACCATCTTCATAAGCTCCTCGGGCTTTTACCAATAACTGTTAGTTCCAGTCAGCGCTCAGGGAGCTTCTGAATGTGGTCTTTTTTACATGGTTTTATTGGAGAGAAAAATGATCTTATTACCGGACGAGCAAAAACAAATTTTTGACGAAGTTGTTGATGACATCTTGACGGAAAGGGGTTCAGCAACCTGTCTCACTGATGCTCTTGCGTATGCAGAGCGTGCTGTTGTATCTGCCCTGCTCAATGGCAAGAAGGAGATAACACTTGATCTCGGTCACATTGTTTCCACTGCAGAGGCCCAGAAAGAAGTCAAGGCTCTTTTTAAAGAGTATGCGTTGAATTCGATCGGTGATCTGGCAATGGAAGCGATTGATAAAGACATCTACCCGGACGTTAAAAATTAAAAGTTTCTCTCCTCTGCCCCGCCAGTTTTCCTCCTTGAGCTGGCGGTTTTTTACAGTTTTGAACCTGCGAAAGGGAAATTTTTGCCCGGACTCCGTCCCCTCGTTTATCGATTGAGAGGTACTTCAAGCGGGAATAATCAGTAATTGGGCAAAGGTCTGGGTTTGAGATCGCATATAGAGATTACTGATCGCAGGTTCACCCCAATCTCGAGGTTGTCATGAATAAAAAATTTGATGATCTGTTAGAGGACGATCTCGCATGTTTCCTCTGCGCTCTGATCGCCTTCGTCCTGTTTTTCGGCACGTTGACCTTAGTCCTCGGCGCCGATGCCTTTCAGCGGTGGCTGCTATGCATGTAACTCCGAGAACATGCCCCGGGCCAGGAGATCTCTGGCAAATGAGCTGGCAGGAAGAAAAACGGCAAGCTGAATATGAACGGCTCCTCGAAAAGTTCTTTGAAGAGTACATCCCGCGCTATTGCGATGAGCACATCAACGAGCTGGCCGAGAACGGTGAGGATGAACGACATCCTGAAATTGAGCCTTTGTTTGATGAGTATCTGAAGGAAAACGAATGGCATTAAAACTCACTGAGAAAGAGAGAAAGCGCCTCTACTACCTTGAGCACATAGAAGAAATCAACAAGAAGAGCAGAGAGTATTACGCAACAAAAGTAAAACCGAAGAGACAGAAAAAGGGAGCCTTACCGCAGGGGTCTCAAGGTCCCTTCGCTGCCTTATTTATTGGAGTAGAAAATGACTAACGAACAAAGAACTGCATGGTTAGAAGGTAGGCGCACAGGTATCGGCGGCTCCGATGTGGCAGCCGTCCTCGGGCTGAATCCTTGGAAGACTCCGCTGGGTGTTTGGAATGACAAACTCGGACTTTCTGAAGACAAGGGAATGTCCGAGCCTGCTTACTGGGGAACCGTTCTCGAAGATACGGTCGCAAAAGAATTTCAGCTGCGCACCGGCAAGAGAGTTCAAAATGTTTCTCACCAGTTCGCTGATCCGGAAACTCCTTGGGCGATTGCAAACATCGACCGAGCGATTATCAATCCTGAGATTGCGGGAAAAGTTCGGCCGCTACTGAAGGTTGAAGAAATTGAGAAGTATGCCGACATCACGGGCGTCGAGCGCATTATTAACACGGATGTCGCTTTTGAGGCTAAGACGGCAAACGCTTTTACCGCTGACCTTTGGGGCCCGAGCCAGGAGCTCGAGATTAAACAAAACAATCTGAGAACAGAGCACGTAATTCCGCTTTACTACGAAACTCAGATTCAGTGGTACTGCGGCATTCTTAAGCTCAAAGGAATGTATCTCGCGGTTCTAATCGGAGGATCTGATTTCCGGATGTACTGGGTAGATGCTCGTCCGGACGTGTTTCAAGTGATCAAAGAAAAGTGCTCCCGCTTCTGGAACGAAAACGTTCTGAAAAAGATCCCGCCTGACCCAATAAACATTGACGACGTACTTCAGCTATATGGAAAAAGTAACGGAAAAGCTGTGGAGGCTCAAGGTGAGCTTGCTATTGATTATGGTGAGTATGCACGTATTGCTGGTGAAATTAAGGAACTTAAAAAGCAGCAGGACGCGCTCAAAACCAGAATTGCAATAAGCATGAAGGACAACGAGATTCTCACGCTTGACGGCAAGAAGGTTTTGACGTACAAGACCCAGACATCCAAGCGCTTCGACTCAGACTCTTTCAAACAGGAACACCTGAATGATTACTTTGACTATCTAAAAGAGAGCTCCACTCGCGTCATGCGTGTGTGCGCGTAACCTTTTAGGTTGATGGCTACACAAAATGAGCAGGGTTTCTACTGATAAAAAGAGCGGTTTTGTGTAATATTCGCTTCGAGCACTACAGTACGGTGCAACAAGAAAAGGCTTTCTCGGTTGAGCCGGATCAACCGAGCCAAATTCCCTCCAAGCCTGCACAAGCGGGCTTTATTTTTGTCCTTTTTGCCAAGTCAGCTTCAGGAGAGCTCATACAAGAAGTGGCATGTGCAAATTTTGCACATATGGCCTCTGACGAAAGAGAGATATCATCCGTCTGCCACCCGCACGGTGGCTTTCTTTTTGCCCTGAGCGTACCTCTGACTTATTTCCCGTAACTCTTAATCAACCCCAGCCCCTCCAGTTCGAGGGGCTTTTTCATAGGAATTAAATTATGTCCACATCCGACCAACTCGCCGCAGCAGTCGGCGCACCCTCTGCACCAGTAGCCAAACCAAAGACAAAAGCTCCGGCAATCGTCCAGCAGGTTCTGTCCGACCAGTTCAAAAAACAACTGGCTCTCGCTGTGCCAAAGCATTTAAGCCCGGACAGAATGGCAAGAATTGCCGCGACCGAACTGCGTAAAACTCCAGCCCTTCTCAATACCACTCCAGCCTCATTCCTAGGTGCTGTCATGCAGTCGGCACAACTTGGCCTTGAGCCTGGTTCTGCCCTCGGCCAAGCCTACCTAGTTCCTTATGGAAATCAGTGCCAGTTAATTCTTGGCTACCGCGGCATGATCGATTTGGCCCGTCGCTCCGGACAGGTTTTGTCCCTCTCAGCTTTTGCTGTCCACGAAGGTGACGAGTTCAACTACCAGCTTGGATTGCATCCGGACATTCATCACGTGCCGAGTTGTGAAGCTGACCGCGTTAAAAAGCCCATCACTTTTGTCTACGCTGTCGCAAATCTGCGCGGAGGCGGATACCAATTTGAAGTCATGTCTCGCGCCGAAGTTGAGGCAGTCAAAGCCAAGGCCAAGTCAAAGAACATCTGGAACACGTATTTTGAACAGATGGCTCTGAAAACGGTTATCAGACGCCTCTTCAAATACCTCCCAGTTTCCATCGAGGCCCTCCAAGTTGCAAATGTCGATGCTAAGCGGGAAGCCGGGGAAAAGATCGACCCGAACGACGTAATCGACATCAACGCCATCTCGGTCGAAGACTTCAAGAATATTGAAGATGGCGAGGTTATTGAAGCTCCACAGGAGGCCACCGCATGAGCGAAATTAAATTCGAATCTAAAGGCGAAAAATTGTATGTCGTGAAATTAGACGACACAGCAATCGGCAGACTGTTCAAAAACAAGGAAGGATTTTGGAAAATAAGTCTAGGCGTACTCGATGATCAGGATCTGTATTCCCTTCTCAATTCATTAAACCAAGAGCCCTGCAAGTGCAGGGCTTGGGAGAGAACTATGAAGAATAAACGTCAACCTCTCTATAACAAAGATGAATTCTGCAAGCTCTTAGGGCTTCCTGCTAAAAAGTTCTGGCAGATAAAAAAGAACCCTTTCTTTCCAGAATCTCGATTCCTGGGGAAAAAAGAGTATTGGGAGAAAGACAAGGTTCTTGAATTTGTCGAGTTAGTACGACTTGAAATTAAACTGAATCAGGCCGAATACCATTGCAAAAAATTGTTTATCGAATTGACCACGCTAGATAAGCAGATTTCAGATTGCCCGTTGATTCTTGCAACCAGGACCAAAGGGAACAAGATCATTTTCCCCATAAACAGTGAGATAAAGCGGCTGCGCAGCAGGAGACAGTCTTTGATTGATCTCTACAACAAACAATTTGGCGATGTCTTGGCGGTCACTGGAATAGGATGTTTCCTTATTCCAAATCACGTGATTGAAAAAATACAAGCTCGTAACAAAGTTGAAAAATAACGTGCCCTCTTCGGAGGGCTTTTTTAATGGAGCAAATAAATGAGCAAACCCTTTGAAACTACCTTTGCAACACTGCGCAGAGGCGCGGCCTCAATGGAAGCAACTGAGGCCATGCAGCAGGTCGTCAAATCCGTCTACGAAACAGGGAAACCGGCAAAACTCGTTATCGAGTTGACCGTCAAACCAAACACCAAAAACGGCGGAATGGTTGAGGCTGTGATTGTTACCGACAAAATCACAACCCGGATCCCACAAGAGGCAGGCCAGTCTGTCCTGTTTGTTAATTCAAAAATGGAACTTGTTTCCAATCTCGACCGCCAGGGAGATTTATTCCCGGAGATCGGAAAAGCAGAAAGAGCGCCGATTGATATTGATGACGACGGCGTAATTCATCATCCAACTAACTAATGGAGGAACCTATGGATGAAAAGAAAGAAGTGAAAGAGTTCACAACAGAAGAACTTGCTCAATGCATCCCGGCGCCAGCAGATTTAAAGGCGCCGTTTGTTTTTGAGGTTGAAGGCGTGCCCATGGTGGCAAAACCTGTAGGCAGACATTCCTGGGAAGTAACCGGTAGAGAAGATCTCTTGCAGGCTCCTACCAGGATCAAAAACTTTTTCCTCCTCTTCAATGACATTGAATCGTTCTGCCAATATGTCAAGGATTACAAAACTGATTCAACAAATCTTTATCTGACCAAGTCCATTAAGTCTCTGATATTCATGGCAAGTGCGGTTTTTAACGACATTAAACGCGATCAGCCGAATTGGCGGGATCAGGTTGCTAAATATGAACCTGAAAAAAGCATTGAATGGGGAGATTGGAATTCCAATAACAAGAAGCGGATGTCACAAATCGAATTTGCTGAGTTTCTTGACGAGCACATCGCGGACATTGTGGGAGATGGAAAGCGGGCTCCAAGTGCTGCAGAAGTACTTGAAGCCGTCACAAACCTGAACGATGTCCGCAACGTAACGTTCGGATCCAAGGTCTCTTTGGCAAACGGAATGGCTTCTTTCGTCTACACAGAAAAAAGTCCTTCCGGAGCGGTTTCAGAAGGTCACGTAAGCGTCCCTGCTGAGTTCTTAATCGGCATTCCGGTGTTTGAAGACGGCCCCGCCTACACCATTCGAGCCAAGCTCCGTTACAGGATTGACCGAAGCGGCGGAGAGCTTCGGCTGTGGTACGAACTGCAACAGCTGCAGAGAGTATTTGCCAAGGCGATGGAAGCTCATGTCCAGAAGCTGGAAGAGCTTTTGTCCGGAGAACTGCCCATCTATTCCGGCCGTTAATAAATAAGCCTTTTAATCCATACGGCACTCTCAATCGAGGGTGCCAAACAAAAGCGCATTGAGAAATCAGTGCGTTTTTGTTTTTATGGAGAAGTCAATTATGAAACCGATACTCGATCCGATGTGCGGCTCAAGAATGTTCTATTTCGACAAGAACAATAAGTCCGTGCTCTTTGGGGACATCCGCGATGAAACACACTGGACACGGCAATACAAAAAGTTGGAGATTCACCCGGATCAGATCATGGACGCCAGGGACCTCGAGTTTCCCGATAACTCGTTCCATCTCGTGATTCTCGACCCTCCTCACCTGATCAATTGCGGCAAAACGTCGGACATGGCCAAAAGTTACGGCGTTCTGGAGAAGGCCTGGCATGAAGACATGAAGCGGATTTTCAAAGAGGCCTGGCGTGTGCTCAAGCCTAACGGGACATTGATCTTTAAGTGGGCTGACAAGGATGTCTCTTTGGCCGAGCTCCTTTACGTACTGGAACGGCAGCCAGTCTTTGGCGATAAGAAGCCGTCGGCCAATAAAGCCGGAACAAACCGTTTCTTTTTAGTTTTCTTTAAGGATGAATGATGGGCAAAATTGAACTCACAAAAGACGAGGCGCTGCTGATGATCCGCCTCGTTTATTTTTATCTGGACTGCGCCTGCTGTATGGAAAAACGTGACAACAAAGAGATTGGGGCAAGCATGGAGCTGAAGAACAAACTGAAGGAGCAGGTAAACAAAGTGCTCCAGGAGGAAAACAATGAAGCTAACTAATGCCGTGGAGTTTTACTCGTGCCTGATTGCAATCATGGACCACTACGGCTATGACCATCAGGTGTACGAAAAATTGCCGGAAGAAGTCGATGAATTGAATACGGCCTTTGACGAATATTTTGAGGAACCGTCTCCGGAGCATTGGCACCACATCGTTGAGGAAGCCGCCGATGTCCACATCATGCTCGAACAGTTCCAGATGTTGATCACTCCTGAGGATAAAGCTGAGTTCGACAAGATTTGTATGGACAAACTGCATCGAGAAATAGGAAGAATTGAAGCATCAGAGGGACGAAAATGACAGATATTGACTATGACAAATTGTCCAGCATGGTGGCCGATAAACTCTCCAGTCAGATTGCTGAAAAGCTGATTCAGAAAACTACAAAACTCACGCTAAGCAAACCTGAGGTTGAGGTGAGAATTGGCTTTGCTCCTGGATCGTCTGCCGCCCGTGAAGTAATGAAGGATCCGAAGTTCCCTAAGCCTGACGCCTTCTCGGAAAATGGGCGTGACCGTTGGTACACAAAAGACATTGATGACTATATGGAAAACAAAAGGCACGCCCGTGCAAAGCTCGCTATTTCAGCCGCTTAGCAATTTCTTCAGCGCTCGCTCTGTAATATCTTTGGAGCATCTTTAAATCTTTGTGCCCCGTTTGTCTTGCAAGCGCCAGGACATCTAAACGGGGCGCCCCCGTTTCAGGGTCAGGCGACGCGGCCCACGTCGCAAAAGTTGCGCGGCCGTCATGAAAATTCAGACCCTCTTTTATCAGCCGGTTTTGAGAATCGTACTCAGGGCCAAGACCGGCCCTATCCCTCACCTTTCGGAATAACGTATCTCTGTTGTGATCGTTAAGTCCGCCAAATACACGTGGTTCATACTCGAGCTCCATAACTAATTTAAGAATTTCCCGAGCTCTTGCAGACAAGGCCACGTCTCTTCTTGACAATGTTTTTGTAGCCTCTGCTGGAACATGAAGCACATTGTCACCTATCCAAGAATATTCAATCTTTAAAAGCTCACCAGCTCGCATTCCCGTTTGGCAACTAAAAAGGAACGCTGCCACGGCCAACTGCATTTTGTTCTTTGGCACGGTTTTCCCGTCCCATCCGCAAGCCTGCAAAAGTTTCTCTATATCCTCGTCTGAAGCAACTCTCTCGCGGTGCTCTGGCTCCCGTGGTTTCTCCACGCCTCGGCACGGGTTCACATCTGTAAGTTCGTTTTTAATAGCGAATTGAAAAACGTCAGAGAGAATTGTCAGCTCCCGATTGACCGTGGACGGGAGCACATTCGTGTCTCTGTTTTTTGCGCGCTCGTTAAGGCGGCGTTCAATGTAGTTTTCAATCGTCTGCTTTGTGAAGGTCGATAGAGCTTTAGTCCCCAGTTTGTCCCGCTGGAGCCTTCTCAGTCGGATCTCCTCTGTACGTTTGGAGCGTTTCTGGGAAGTGACTTCGCTGATGTATTCATCAATCAGCGCGGCCAGAGTGATTGAGGAAGAGCGTTCTTCTGCGCTAATGTCTAACTCAGCCGCAAAGCGTTTTGCCTCAGAACGAGTTTTAAATGTTTTTGAGAATCGCTGTTTGTTTCCGTCCGCCTGAAGTCTGTATCCGTAAACTTCATACGTACCGCAAGGAGTTTTTCTTATTCCTGCCATATCCGCCTCGAGAATTTCCGTTAGCGTTTCCGTTAAATTTCCGTTATCTAAACCTGAATATAACGAGATATGCCAAAACGGACAACAAAAAATCCCGTAAAACCGAGGCTTGACGGGATATGACAAGTAGGTCTGGTGCCCGGGACTGGACTCGAACCAGCACGCCCGCGAAGGCGCTAGCACCTGAAGCTAGTGCGTCTACCAATTTCGCCACCCGGGCAACAGAGAAATGAAATTCTATCTTCAAAAATCAGTTTTTGCAAATGCTGCTACCTGATCTATTTGTAATTAGTTGTTAATTGAGAAAGATGGGATTTAAAATGCGACAACAAGAATTTCGAAGACGTAAAAGAAAACCTCGCAAATCTGCGAGGTCTGAAATCGTTTTTGGTGCCCGGGACTGGACTCGAACCAGCACGCCC